TTAGCGGCTTTAGCGACCGCATCCACCGTAGCTCCTGACCGCTCCATGATTTTTTCAAGCAGTTCAAAATCTGTCATGCTATTCCTCCTCTCTTCCGTATTCTGTGTGAATGTCCTTCACACAATGAATATTATAAAGGTTTTCACGTGAATGTCAAGCACGTTTATCATATTTGTTGAATTTATTTCACAAAGGGAGTATATTCTAATTAAGGGAGTGAAGGAGGGAGAAACATGGAACAGCTTTACAAGAATATCAGAGCGAGAAGAATAGAACTGGGAATGACTCAGCAGGAACTTGCCGACAAGATGGGATACACGAATCGTTCAAGCATCGCAAAAGTCGAGAACGGAGCGGTTGACCTTAGTCAGTCGAAAATTATTCAATTTGCGAAAGTTTTAGAGACCACTCCGGGCGAATTAATGGGCGAAGTCCTCCCAGACGGACAGCTGACCGAATACTATGACAACGAAGTCGTTCAAGCCGTAACGGATCGTCTCCGCACGAATCCCGAATACGGCGTACTCTTCAAAGCATCAGCAAATCTTAAACCGGAGGATGTAGAACTTGTCACAAAATTCATTGAAAAGATGTCCTGATAATATCCGTACATACGTCATTTCCATGCCGTCCCGAATCAGGAGTTATGTGGTACGGAAAGACGGCTGGTACACGATATGCATCAACGAAACACTCTGCGACCGAGCAAGGCTCGAAGCCTACAAACACGAGATAGACCACATCATGAGAGGCGACTTTGACAGCGACCTACCGACTGGCCTTATTGAAATCAGAGCACATGAAATGGAGGGATAATATGGCAAACGACAAAGAAAAATTTGAGAAGTTTTTGAGAAAGTATAACCTGGAAGAACTTACGAACAGGAGCGACTTGGAATCAATCAGAAAAATCTATTACGAAAATCTAGGAACCGGTCTACTTGAAACAGGAATGACGTTTTCTTCGTTCGCGAAAGTAGGTAAGGAAGAGGAACGCCTTGCAGTCTACTATCTCCATACAATCATGGAACAGAACTTCATCATGATTCGTCAGCTCGAACGAATCTCGAAAGCTGTCGGAGGAGAGCTAGAACCGAGGAAGCCTACAAAGATGGAGGAATACCTGAAAGCAAAGCAGGAGTCCGTCCGCAACAAATAAAGGAGGTGTAATCATGTACGTCCGCCCCTACAAAGACAAATTCCGTTTCGCTGAGTCCTACGCCGACCCGCTCACCGGGCGAAAGCGCGAGGTCTCAGTCATTCTCGACAAGAACACGAACAATTCCAGAAAAGAAGCTGCTGCTATCCTTCAGCGGAAAATCAAAGAGAAATCCCACGTCACTCCCGACTCCATGCGGTTCGGAGAGCTTATCGACCGCTTTGTTCGCTACCAATACCAGATGCGGAAGGAGTCCACAGCAAAGCAGGACGAAGCAGTCCTTGCCGTCCTCCGCAAGCTTATCGGTTCTGACGTTCTGGTCACGAAGATTACTGCCCCGATTATCCGTGACCGGCTCGACTCCACCCGGAAGGGCGCTACATGGAAGAACATCAAAATCAAGCACATTAAGACCCTCTTCCGTTGGGCATACCGTCAGGGCTACGTCCCGGACACGTCCGTGGTTGACCGCCTCGAACGCTACCCGGAGCCGTCCAGCCGTCAAAAGGTCATCGGAAAGTATCTCGAATCCGACCAGCTCCGGGAAGTCATCTCCACCATGGACACACACACCGATTATCAGCTCCTGACGCGCTTTCTCGTGCTTTCTGGCTGTCGTATCGGAGAAGCAATCGCCCTGACCGTAAAAGACGCGGATATGGACGCACACGAGCTTAGAATAGACAAGACCTATTCGCTCAACACGAATAAGATTCAGAGCACCAAAACAGAAATGTCAGAGCGCACGATTCATATGCGACCGGAACTCTTTGACCTGGTCAAGACCGTCCTCCACCGCCAAAAGCAAATATGCCTCTCATACGGCGTGCGGACGAATCTCCTCTTCCCATGGAAGGACGGAGGCTACATGCACTACGTGGCGTACAGTAAGTATTTCCGTGACCACGTTGAGAAGGTAATCGGGCACCCTCTCCCGGTTCACTCTCTCCGCCACACATACACAAGTCTTATGGCGGAGGCAGGTGTCCCGATCGAGACAATCAGCAGACAGCTCGGACACGCTGATAGTTCCGTCACCCGTGAAATCTATATGCACGTCACGGACAAGATGCGGAAGGCGGATAATGAGAGACTGGACGCCGTAAAAATTCTGTGATTTTCCGCATGCTTTCCGCATGAGCTGTTTTGAGCAACAAAAAAAGACCCGAAAACGCTGATAAAATCAACATTCTCGGGTTTTCTGTTTAATAGCCGGTAGGTCTACATTGTAAGTGCTATATCGTGATAAAATGCTATATAATGTGGGTTCTTTCCTATTATATAGGTAATAATGTGCTATGGAGTGATATCAGTTTTCCGCACGATTTCCGCACGGGAAAAGAAAAGGAGGAGGCATAACGCCCCCTCTTTTTTCACCCGTTTAATCAACGAGTTTCAATATTTCCGCACCTGTAATATACTCCGTCCCCAGTGCTTTTGCAAGACCCGCTCCGAACACGCCTGGAACCTCGACCCCGTTCGGATTTCTGCCCCTCATGTACATGATGATTTCGACCGCTGTCACCATGTCCTGACATTCGCCGCGCTTGATATAATGCCCTTCGAATGCTTTCCGGGTCTTATCTCCGATAATGCCGTCAACGGACAAGCCTGCATTCCAATCAATGTTTGCCGCCCTCTGGAGACAGCGGATTGCGTTCTTTCTGGACTCTTTTCCGTAAACACCATCGCAGTCAATCACATGTCCGGTGTAGTTTACGGAATGTCTCTGCCCCGCGGCAACGACCTTCTGCTCAGGCGTCAGCTCCTGCTCCGGAACACTTCCGCCCATGTACTCAGCCACTCTTGCTTTGAACTTCGCCCACGTCCAGTTCGGGCCATCCCCCGGATTATCGATGTACGGAGACGGGCAGTGTTTCGTCGTGATGTCTCCGTGACGGAGCAGATGATCAAGTGGGATTTTGTAATGGTCGAGGATCCACGCCGCCAGACGCGCACACGCTTCCTGAGTCTTTTCCGTGAAATACCATGAATCGCCGATAGAGTATGTTGCACACTCGATCCCGATTGTATTCGAGTTCCTTGCATACGGGTGTTTGTAGGAGAATCCAGACGATGCCCCGACATGCCAAAGCTTGTCCGTCACCTCTGCTGCTTGATAACATTCACCCTGTTTACTCACATAAAAATGACCTCCATAGCCGCCGCCATAGAGGTCGGGATTCTCTCCGTTTACGCCGAGATAGTGAATTGCAAGGTACTCGTGGGAGTTTGCGTTGTGTGCCGGAACCTGCGAACGATTCTCCGCGATTCGGTTGATGATTGTTGGCTTTTCCATCTGCTTTGCCTCCGTGTCGTATTTGGTCAAGTTGTGCTTCTCGATGATTCGCATGATAGATGTGGAGTAAGACGGGTCTGTACAGTATCCCCGGCTCCGCACGCCTTCGATGAGCGTATACGGGTCGCGCGTTCCGAGCAGGTCGCGGTATTTGTAGGAGCCGTTTACGGAATAGCGTGCGTCGTGCATGAACTGGCAGTAATCCGCAAGACCGGAGAAATAGTCAGGATAGACCCGGAAAACGTCTGTGATAGTTGTCTGCTTACCTCCGTACCATTCTGGAGTCTGCTTCGTGTAGGTATCGCCGAGCCAGTACATAGATTTCCATGTGGAGTTGAGCAGTTCCTTTTTCATGCCGACCGTGTTGTAGATGCCGGGCTGAGATAAGTCCGTCACGCCGTAGCCAGTCTCCTGACAGGTCTGCGCAATCAGGACGCTCGGAAGGTAGCCGTATAAATTCGCCGCCCGTTGTGCGTCATGTGCGATAAATTCAATCCATTCTTTTTCGGTCATAGCTTGCCCTCAAATAAAAAAAGACGGAGACCGAAGTCCCCGCCATATTGTGTTACTCGCCATCATCAATCTTATCTTTTGTCTTTTGCAGTCTGTCCTTTAAGACTGCCGGAATGGCAATACCCGCACGGTCGAGATTCTCCACAACCGAAATCACTTCCATGAGCACGATGTAAAGCGACAGGAACGTCGCCACATGCGCATCATGTGCCATCGGAACCGCATACTCTGCCACACAGCCGAGTATGACCACAAGCAGCTCCCCCGCTTTCCGATAAAGCCCCTTGCGCATGACGGTCGAATCCCACGAGCTGTTGACGCTCGCCTGTATCCACCCCGTGATAATGTCAGACGCCGCACCGATGAGCGGAAGAAGGATAATCCAATAGGGCTGTGTGTATGTTATCTGTGATAATTCCAAAGTAGTTCCCTCCTCATTGAAAATAGAAAAGCACCAGAGAACGTCCGATGCCTTAGTTACTTAAACAGGTGTTTAGTTCTCTTCCGGTGCTTCGTAAAGCGTCTCGAAATAGCGATTTTCGATGATATTGCCGTTCTCGTCCGTGAGCGTCAGGGCTACCCCTGTGAACTGCGTTGATGTGACCGCTTTGCTCGCACGGTCATAGTAGAGTGCAAGTCCCGTTGCAAGGGAAGAACGTGGTGTTACGGTGTTGTTGATGATACCATCAGGTCTTTTATCTAATTCTGTAAGAAATGTGTACATAATTTAATCCCTTTCTACCATGCGTACCAATCATACTGCGTACCTGCTTGAAAACTTCCACCTTGCGATGCGATTAGTCCTGTAAAATTAATTGATGTCCCGCTTACTTGAACTGTTGCTGATAGCGACGGGCTTGTATCATCTGTCACTGTTCTACATGAACTAGGAGTAGCCGATGCAGATGAAGCACCAAATGTGTTTAGATAGTATCTTGTGTTAAAATCAACATATTTACAACCAAGGCATCGAACGTAGCTCGTAGCATAAGGAAGAACGTGAGGAACTATTAAAAAATGGCTCCACCCTGTTGCTCCTGTATCAATAGTTGCTGCCGGAGAATCTGAACTAGGAGTATATGTTTCGCTATAAACTTTTACCCCACCATATCCAGCAACAAGAGATTCCACCGCATCACTCAGTGTCGTATCGGTTGTGGAACCCGTCGTTTCGTTGGCGTATCTAATTAGCGCATTAATTCCGTCCGTTAAAGGTGTTGCCATATCATATCACCCCCAGTGCTGTGAGCGCGGAAGAATAGTCAGCATAGACAGTGTCGAGCTTCGTTTTATCCGTACTGCTCATAAGACCGTTAGCGGACTGTGTAACAACTTCCGTACTTGCCTTGCCCGCTAGGGCTGTCTGCATGTCTGCTGAATTGGCTTTCAAGGCAAGAGCGGAATTTACATCAGATGTGTTTGCTTTGCTTGCAAGAGCTGTCTCAATGTCGGAAGAATCCGCTTTACTGGAAAGCTCCGTATCAACATAAGACTTATCAGCTTTTCCGGAAAGAGCTGTGTTCACGTCAGATGTATTTGCTTTAGTAGAAAGAGCCGTATTCACATCGGCGGTATTTGCCTTATCCGAAAGAGCAGAATCGACGTAGGTCTTATCTGCTTTACCAGCCAGCGCATCGCTAATAACTTTGTTCTGGACAGGATTTTCAGATGTGCCAGAAAGCTCCGCATCAACGTCAATGGTCTTTCCAGATTCTTTCGCATTGACTTCATTGATCGCAGATACCAAACTGCTCTTGTCCGTCGTGGTCAGCTCCGAAAGACTGCCAATATCATCCTTAATCTCCGCAAGGCTTTCTTCGACTTCTGCGATGATGCTTCCTTCTGGCGGGTCTACGACTTCCGAGTCAATCGCTCTGGAAACATTGTACCTGTATATCGGTGACTTCTTAACGAAATCCGCTCCGATATAGACCACCTGCATTTCACCATGCCCTTTTACGGAAAGCTCTATGTCCGTAATGGTCATTGTCAGCGTCATTGCGGTTCTATCGTCAATAACTTCCGTAGCGTTATAGGCTTCGGCATCACCGTGCCGTAAGACCCGGACTTTAAAGACCCCGTCACCACACGCAAGCCAGTCCTCATCATATCGGAAGACTATCTTTGTTACTTTATCCTCTCCCTCGTAGCCGATTTGTATAACACGACCGGGTGATGCGTTAAGTTCTTTCATATGAACCCCTTCATAAAAGAGTCCCGCAAAGAGACTCTAATATTTGCTTGATTAAAATGTTTTTTTTTGAATTGGAATTAAAAACAAGCGTTTAGTTGACTACTGTTTCATTGTCGTAATCCTCGCCAGTAATGGCTTTATATTCTTCTTTTGTCAGCCTGCCTAACTCGACAAGGTTTCGGAGCATGGTATCGTTCCATCTATCTGGATAGTACCTCAAAGTTTCCTTTAATGCTGTAGGGTTACTGAATTAAAGTCTGCTCAAGGCACTTCTACAATACTTGTACCATTATACCAAAGAGTGATGTTTTCCCACTCTCCTGTGCTTTCGTTATATTTTCGGCTTTTGAGAGTATAATCAGCAAATGCCCTGTCCGATGTGTGCAAATACTCGCTATGCTGGATAGTCCACGCAATGTAGTTTACAAAGAAATCAGTGATATACCTGATCTGCGATGTAGCATAGTTTACGTTTGTATATTCCGTAGCATCGTAGTATACGTTTGCACCCTCATTCCAGCCGTAAGACCCTTCCAGCAGTGACGCATGAATGCCGATAGAGTTAAGGAACAGATCGAGCGATCCGTCCAACGGATGCGGACTGTTATTAACGATTAACTGCTTTTTGGCCAGATCCGCAGCGCAAGCCGTGACAATGTAGGGATCGGTTTCTTTGACCTGCTGATCTTCAAATTTGCAGATACTCTCATTGATTACGCTGTCCGTATAAAGGCACGTTGTAAGGTATCCAACCGTATCAACTTCATTTTGTGCGATTTTTCTTCCGATTGCTCCTGTATCGTGTTTATTACAAACAAACAGAATACGGTTTCTGTTTTGCAGACAGAGATTGATGACGTAATTGGTTTCTGGCTGTGACATGGAATAGTCACCGGTATCATTATGACCATCTCTTGCATAATTCCAGTTTGCAGGGAAATCGCGGTTAAGATTTACGTCATTCCCATTGTTGCGTGTATTATGTTCATATCCATAAGGATTCATCAGTGGCACAACCCAAAAATCAACATATGTCAGATACTTTGATAAGGCACCATTAAGAATTTCCTTATAAGCATAATATCCTGTCATGGCACTGGCAGGCTCATTTCCATGCTCACCAACAACCAACAGAACAACAGGCTTGTTAGTCTGATTTGTATACCCAAGACTTACCTTGTATAACCAAACGTCAAACGTGTTTGTCGCGTCCATGCCCAATGATGATTTGCTGATGCTGTACCCATGAGGATTTGCTTCTGCGTCATACATGGCGAGCAATCTGCTGACTCTGTTTTCCCAGCTACCCCAAATCATGGTGTAGTTTCCAGTGTCTGCCTGTGTATGTTCTAATGCTTCAAATGTGCAGACAGGATCGGATGGTTTAAACGCAAGTTTGTTGTACGGATTGTCGCACACCCACGGACTCCAGACGCTTGTGTTTGTGCTGAATCTGCGGTAGGTAACATTTGCATCATCAATGACGACCTGATAAGTGTAAATTGTATTAATTGACGAACTGGCAAAGCTGATTATTCGTCCCCTTCTGGCAGATGGATAATGATATGGTATCATTGCTAAATCTGTGATCGCCCACATACCCGGATGAATAAAATCACCAGTGTTCAAGTCAAGTCCTGCGGTTGTGATGTTGCCACGGTTATAGACAGTATTTGCTTTCATGCTGTCAAATCCAACTGTATTTGCAACTGTTACCCATTCACGCCAATTTCCATTGCTCGGAGAAATGCGGTAATACATGAAACCGGCATTATCAAATACGATTTGTGCTGTTTCAACCGATGAATCTGACCCATTTGTAAATACAACAAGTTTGCCTAACACTGTAGACGGCCAGTTTGTAGGCAAATTTGCCATATCTGTGAGTGTCCACATCTCCGGATGAACATAGTTATTGAGATCTGTTCCAGGCTCAGAAATTACACCCTTGTCAGTTAATGACGTGTTGATCCACGAACCTTGCCCGTCAACATCAGCCGAAACACCGTCCGGCGTAATATCTGCTTGTACACTGTATGCGAACCTAAAACGCATATAATACGCATCTGCCGGAGTTGTAACTGTCCATGATGTTTCCCCAACAGTAGCCCATCCAATAACGTCTGCAGATAAAAATGTATCTGCACTGTCATAATAGTAAGCTTTGAATGACAGCCGCTCACTCTTCCCATTTGTAACTTTGATATTATACGTCTTTGACGGCTCTATTGACATTGCGGTTGCCCGTAAATATTTACTGTTGGAAGATTCCGCGCCTGTGCTGTCACTGATTCCACCCTGTACAATCTTAGTCGGCGTCACTCCGTAAATATCAACATAAGCATCATTTAAGTCAGCCTTTACCTCGCTAACGTCACCTTGAATCTCTTCAATCTCCTCAGTATGAAGATTGACCGCATCTCCGACCTCGCCAAGCAATTCGCTAATCTTTTCTTCGACATACTCACCCACAACAACTATTACAGGGCTGTCCGGCACCGTCCCCTCGATCACATTGGAACGACAGACCACCATGTAGAACTGGTTTGTCTTCTTAATGACCGTCCCGCCGCTGTCCATCATGAGGAGCTGGCAGGTCTTTTTGCCTGCTTCTCCAAGCATCCCGGCAGTCAGCACCATGGATAATACTTTAAAGTTCCCGACCGTCGTCACCGTCATAGCTCCACAGTCGAACGTATCAATCAGTAGATTAACGGTGGCAAAATCCGTCAGGTCGTCCGTGGTCTTAATCTGGAGGGTTCTTGAATTATTTTCTCCCTCATATCCGAGCGTCCACCTGTCGGAACCTGTCCGCACGGTAAAGCCCGTCATAGTTAAATATTTCATTCAGCTCCCTCCTTATGTGTCTGACTTTGCCCACAGCACGGTGATAGTCGGAGATGCATTATAATTCGCCGCATGCGGATTTCTTACGCCCGCCGTGACCGTTACGCTTGACGTGATTGTTCCGCTATTGACCTGATAGCTCACCGTCCCTGTCGCAAACTTCCACGGATAAACGTACTGCGTGCCCATCGTCCACTCAATGACTCCGAGCGGCACATATTTACTCTCCGCCGTGATGCTTACAGAGACCGCAATGTTTTCCGCCGTTCCTGCTGCTACCGTAACGTTATTGACCGTTCCGGACGTTGCCGCAAAGATGCGTGTTGTTTTGGTTGCAAGTGCCGCAAGACCGTCCGCAACCGTGCCGTTTCCATACGTGACCATATCGGCGGAATAGTCGCCCGATTCGGGAGAAACAACGCCGTTACGGAGATTGAAGCTTGCAACGCCCGCATTGACCGCTGACTCTGCCGCAGACTCCGCACGCTCGACAAGTTCCGTTACGTGGTCGACAAGGCCGTTAAGGAGCTGAGTTGCCGCAAGTGCCGCCTGCCGGTTTCCTTCAACGTAGTTCACGAAAGATTCAGACTCAACCCCGTCCATATCGAGCGGAGAACGCTCGACGTCAATCACAAAGTTCGCCGTCGCCTTCTTAACGCTTCCAGAAACAAAGACAAACTCTGCAATGCATTTGCCAGCCGCCGCCGTCATCTGCTCCTTTAACGTGACTTCAAAATAACCCTCTTCCATCTCCGCTGTGTCGTAGATGCTGGAATCACTCGGGAGGACATCACCGACCAGCTCGGAATAAACCGTCCCGTCCGCCTTGTAGATATTGAGCGTTATTGTTCCGGCTCCGTCATAAGCTCCGAAAGGGATGTATGTGTCACCGTCGTACACGGTGAAACCAATCTTGCCGCCCTTCTCGCCCTGATTGAGATGCACGATTGTTTCCGCATACTCATAGCGCGGAATGCAGTTCAATCTATATACCGTCATATTCTTACCTCATACTCGATGCGGTCTTGCGCATCATGTCCCGTAGTGTCTTGTTGATGTTCTTCTTCACCGTCCCGAAACTCATAGACGTGTACTGCTCTTTCAGAACGTCCCACGTCAAACCGACAACTTTCACCGTGTTGGAAATTCCGAGCGGCTGATAGATAACCTTCGCCGTGTCGCAAAGACCGATATGCCTCCGTGTAAGTTCCGCATACTGTGAGGTATGGGACAGCTCGTAAGCCGATAACGTGATGTTGTTCTCGAGGATCCACGGAACGTTTTTCTTCTCTGCTTCGTTCCTGGCGTCTGCTCTGGTAGCGAACACCGTGCCCTCTTTCATCTTTGGCGTCAGGTCTACGAGCTTAAAGTTCGGAAGGATACCGACCGGAGATGTTGCGGAGGATTTCCAGCTGTAGGATTTGGCATGGTAGTCCTCGTTGTAGGTCGAATAAATGACCGCTCCCGTGTAGGCTTCTCTACTGGAAGTCGTCCCGGTGATATTCGAGATGTTCACGCCATAGCGGAAAGTTATGCCCGTGTTCTTACCTCTGTTCTGGAAGAACCCCACATCCCACATATCATATTTGACTTCCCCATAGCCGAGATTGTCAGCCAGGCTCCCGTCTGCTCCTTGTATGTATTCCCGGACGCTGACCGGAATCTTGATGTCTGTCTGGACGGAATCCGTTATGTCCGTCGTGAAGCTGAGTGCATTCGCATAGTCCGGATAGATGTATCCGTTCGTACTCTTAAAGCCGATAATCTCATCTTTGAACTCTGCAAACCTTGCCCGTACCGTCTTTGCGCTGTCCATGTCTCCGTGCATGTACAGGTTGTTGGTTATCATGCCTACGTGCTTTGCATATATCTTGATGGACTTAAGACCCCTCGCGACTTTGTAGATTACAAAAGGCTGTGGAACGTTGGTGTCATCATACGGAGCGTAGATAAAGCGAAGCTCGCATATCTGGTCAGCTCTTGTGCCGTTCGTGGGATATTCCGCTTCCAGCAGACAATCCCCGTTCCTGCTCTCCGTGACCTTGCAGGATATCATGTCAATCATGTACCCGATGCCGTTCGTCTCGAACGCTGTTTCTGTAAAATCATATAATCTCGGTATCATATCCAATACCACCTCGGATAGATGTCGAAGTCGCCCGCATTGCTCTCAAAGAATACCGCAGTGTTTGCAGGAATCGTGATGCCGTTTATACCGCTTCCGAGTCCTTCCACAACAACATTGTTTGCGCTTACGGTCTGGAGAGGGAACTTACAGGAAGCTTCATGTGTCTCCGCATCGTACTCGATATCTCGCCCAACATAGTTGTACGTGCTTGATGTGTACTTGAACACCATACTTGCCATGATGTCCGCGTCGGTCGTGATTTCAAGCAGGCTGTTCGCGCTCGACCGTATCTTTGCAACGATGAGCGGAAAAGCATCGTACCCTGTCGGATTCGTGAGAAGTATCTGATGGTTCTCCAGGAGCCGTTTCGGTCTCAGACCGTCACGGAGGAATTTCTGCGGCTTGCAGTTGAATTTCAAATCAAATGTTCCGTATCGGTTCAACGTTCCGACTTTCGGGTCGATTGCTGCAACCGGCCTTGCGAGCCGATAGTATTCCGGGTGATACGGGTCGGTAAGTATGTAGTAGTTGTCCGTGTGAGAGTTCCACCATGAGCAGAACGCATCAAATTTGTCATCGAATCCTCTTGCGATCCACGCGGGATACGTCACCGTCACATTTGACCATGCCCCGACATAACTGATTAAAGCCCCCATTCTGCCCGGAATGGGAGCTGTCTCGATCGTGCGAGACGGAGTCGTCCATGACCCCGTCCCCGATACGTGTACCCCGAAATCTGCGGAGGATTTATTGTCTAACATGAAATATCCCATTATTTTACCTCCAGCATATCTTGCAGTTTATCAATGACCATGCTTGCAAGTTCCTCTTCGTCCTGTCCTTCCGCACCGTATACATTGACGGTCAGTCCGCCCGTGATGGTGTTTCCTGCACCCGCTCCGGCAAGAGCAGGAAGGAAAGCCGTGTTGGTGGACAGTCCGAGAATCGCCCCCGTCTGCTTGTACAGGTCGAGAGCCCGTGTCCGCTTGCCGAGTGACAGCGGAATAACAACTTCGGGCTTGTCATCTTCCGCAAGCCATGAGAGCTGTTCGGAAGTGACGAAACCGCCCTCTGCATGACCGGCTACGCTCTTTACGACTTCCGTGATTGTTCGTGTGATGTTGACGAACGCCTGCAACGGTCGGCTGATAATGCTCTGCATTGTAGACCATGCGGAAGACGCCGCACTTGACGCGCCTTCAACACTACTGACATTGCCGTGCGTCGGGCTTGCGATAATCGGCACCATGCCACCGTGTGCACTATAAGCCGCCAATGCCCAGCCATGGATATCATTAACATTACCCGTCATCGGGTTCGCGATAATCGGAACCATTCCGCCATGAGCAGTGTTCGCCGCGTTTGCCCAGCCGTTGATGTTGTTCACATTACCTTGCATCGGAACGTGAATAATATTGTCCATACCGGTCTTTGCCGTATTCGCCGCAAGATTTCCGCCGTTGACAACGTTGATATTGCCCTGTAACGGAGGTCTGACAATTTGATCCATGGTCTTTCTTGCGGTAGATGCCGCCTTGCTCGCTCCGCCCACTGTCTTAATCTGCGGTTTGAGGTCGGCTTTGTTGATGGTCTGTTGCATGCCGTTGACGGTTGTCTGAGCGGAGGCGTTCGCGCCCTCTGAGTCAACGTTGACCTTGACAGGGTCTGCTCCGATTTTGTGGATATTGTCTATGAACTCCTGGCTCATGGCGTCAATGTCCGCCCGTCCTTGTGCAGTAGTTTCCGCTGTTGCCGACCTTGCGCGTTCGCCTGCTTCCTCTGCCGCCGTTCCAATACCGCCGAAAGATTCCGCCGCGCGATTGGTGGACTCTTCGGTTCCTTCGGCAAGAATACCCATAGTATCCTCAAGTCCTTGCACCTGCGCATCTGCTTCCGCCGCCGCGCCTGACGATTTTTCGAGCGCGCGCGCCGCGTCTTCGAGTGCGGTATTGTACTGTTCCTGCTTTGTCTTCGCTTCCTGCTGTCGCTCGATACCCTCCTCCGTCGTAGCATTGGACGCATTGAGCGCGGCGTTTAATTCTTCCTGCGCCGTCTTTGCGTTCTTGAGTGCTTCGGTGTAAGTGTCTTCCGCCTTAGTGCGTGCGGCATGTGCTTCCGCTTGAGCTTTGAGCGCTTCGCCGTAATCCTTCTCGAAAGCCTGCGCAATCGCACGCTCTTTCATTTTGGATATGGAAGTATCAATAGCGGAATTGATTTCTTCCAGTGCCTGCTTTGAGTTCTCAGCATTGGCAACGAACTCTGTTGAGTAATCCGTTCCCATCGCCGCGTTGAGCTCATTGAGCGCATACTGAGCGGTCTGCTCCATGCCCTCTTTCAGATGACCTTCCGCATCGTAGCAGTTATTCAGCATTCCGCGGAAATATTCAAGACTACTGCCCGATTCGTTAATACTTGCGGAACTCTGGTTAATAGACGTACCGACCTGCTCAACCTGCTGTGCCGCCGCATCTGCCGCCTGACCGGTTTCCGCGACTTTCTGAGCAAACGCCGCCTGTTCCGCTGTGACAGCTCTCGATTTCTCGCCTGCGTCCCACATAACCGCTGCCAGTGCCGCAAGTGGAGCAATCACAAGACCTGCTCCGACCGCCGTGCTTCCGAGGAACCCAGTGAGCAGATTCGACATACCGCCCGCCATTTCCGCCTTCGCAGACAGCTCTCCGAGCTTTGTTGCAACGGTTCCGACCGTGGAGATAACATTTCCGCCAACTTTGATGACGTTTCCGAGTGCCATCGTAACGGGCCCGATTGCCGCCGCCGCCATCGCCCAGTGCGTAACGTTCTGTTTTTCCGCGTCACTGAGTGAATTGAATGCGGAAGTTGCTTCCGTAACTTTGTTAAAAGCTCCTTCGATTGCCGGAGCGAACTCTGTCAGGAGGGATTGACCTGCTTCGATACCGGAGTTTTTGACGCGGTTTAATGCAACATCGAACTTGTGCTCCGTGGTGTCGGTGACTTTCTCGAACGCCGTCTCCGTGGATCCTGCCGCGCTTGACATGGCTTTCAGAGCTTTTGTGAACTCTTTGCCGCCGTTTGCCGCAATGTTCATTGCCGCACGACCTGCACGGACATTTCCGAACATGTCGCCGAGTTCAACGCCCGACTCTTCCGCACCCTCAATGACGTAGCCGAGAACGTCCGCGAAAGACATGCCCGACTCCATGCACTCTTTGAACGACTTGCCTGTCTTTTCTTTGAGAATGTCGGAGGCTTTCGTGCCGGACTTGCCCAGCTCGTTAATCATGCCGTTGAGGTAGGTCGTGGCTTCGCTTGTCCGAACACCGTTCTTCGTCATGGCAACGTAAGCCGCCGAGACGTTATCCAGGTTAACTCCGTATGCCGCGGCGGTCGGAATGA